TTACCGACTATTATCTACCTAACTAGTTACGTAATAATCTGGAAAGCAATCATCTGTCAGAATACCCCTGAGTTTCTGAGCCCATGGATAATTCTCTCGTAGAACATAGGATAGATGATCCATATCCCATCTTAGCGAAGGGGAACCATTCATTTCCCTACGAGAAATATCCGTATATTCGTTTTTACTGATCCCTTGCTTATCGCGACGCCAGGTTTTGAACGCTCCTTTACGTTTTCCATCAAAACTTTCAAATTCTGCCCGAGTAGTCTCACGTGAATGATCGTAACGATTTAATAATGGTGATGGACCATTATCGTGTTCAGGTGTGTTGAAACAATAATGAATCTCTTGTGCAGGTTCTGTAACGTCAGACACAGAAGTTTCATCTGTTGCATCATCTTCAGAATCATTGGTTTGCTGATCTTGGTGTTGTAAGAGAAATGTTTCACCATCGATGAATTCGCCATCCATTAATTGAAATAATGGAAGTACTTCTGCCGGAGTCGCCAAAAAGAATTCTCTATTCATACCTTCAAGAACTCGTTTACCTTGTCTCTCAATAAAAGTATGAATATCCTTCTCTTTTACCTTATGATCGAGAGTCTTTAGAACAAACTCCAGTTTATAAGGGTAAGGCGGCTTCCAAGTATCTGACTTATTTGCTTCTTTCTTCAATCGCCTAGGAATATTATTCGACTCACCAATCTTTACAAACCCAGGCATTGCAGGGTTTGACATACAGTATACTCCAGAAATCATCTTTTCTTAAATTGTTAATTGTTTTTTTGGGAAAGTGTATATCTTCTAGAAAAATCAAAAAAGATTTCAATTTTGTAGGGGCGCTTCGCAGTACCTACGGATTATGCCTGCCGCTTCGCACTACGTAGTAGCGGCAGGACTGTCCCCCTACAAAATTGAAATCTTTTTTTTTATTTTTCTAGAAGATATAATATCCCACAATAACGAACTGAAAATGCAAAGTGTTAAAGTTACTACTTATGAAGCGACTCCTGAATGGTTGAATCTGAAACTGGAGTTTTTGAAAAAGAAGATTGAACTTCAGATTAAAGTGTCTGATATCGAATCGATCACTCTTGACGAATCAGAAGATATTCTTATTCAAGAAGTATCACCTCTTCAAATTGAAGAAACTCCTGAAGAAAGGAAGCGCCGTCAAGCAAAAGAGTATTCCGAAAAATACTACGCTGCGAATAAGGAGAGACTGCGTGAGGCTGCTAGAAATCGTTATCGTGCTAAGAAAACTCAGGTTGAAGAGGAGATTCATGATATTCCGGATAATGCTTCCGAATTATCTGAAGAATCACTTGTCTTTGACTACGATCCATCGATCATACCTACTGCCGAAGTCCGTGAATATCGCGATAACTACTACCAGAATCATCTTGCGGAGATTCGCCAGTATTATCAAGATAATAAGGACCGTATTGCGAAGAGACAGCAGACAGATGAGTCCAGAGCGAAATACAGAGAGCAGTATAAATCGAGAAGAGAGAAACTTACACCGGCACAGATCGGTGCAAAGAATGCGATTTCAACTGCACAGCGTAAGGTACGCGAGGCGAAACTAAGGGCGAAGTATCCGGGAATTAGACTCAATGCTGCAAAAGCACTTGAAAAAGCGGCCCGTCAAGGTATGTAGATAGTATTCATAGATACTTAGTAGATAGCGTAGATAGAATTCGTAGATATTTTAGAATAATAAAATAATAAAATAATAAAATAATAAAAAGTAATGATAATTATCATTTTTTATTGCAAATAAAAATTAGAAAACTGTTATTTATTTGTAAATAGTTGATAACCATTCTGAAAAGGGACAGCGAAGCATAGTGGGTCGTAGGGCAGCGAAGCATAGTAACCGTAGGTACTACTTCGCATGCCCTACAAAATTGATTCAAAATATTATATAAATACTATGTTTATAGTATCTATATCTTAAAAGAATGAGCGAATTCAATGAAAATAACAATGACGTATCCGAATACGAAGAATCTGCCGGATATGAAGATTCTGTATCCGAAAAATCATCGGAATCCGAGGAATCGCTACCAACAGAACTTACCGATGAACAATATGAAGAAATTGAACAAAATATACAATCCTTTATTTACGAATTTTTATCCATAAACGAAGAAATTATTCGTTTTAGAAAACCCGATTATTTAAAAGATTTCGTTTCAGAAATATCGCATATAATTTTCGATGGTCTCGTTCTCTCAGAAACATGTAAAGAAACCGATGAAGATATTTTCGAAACGATTATCGAACTCACTGAATCGACATTTGAATATTGTTTGGATATTCATCAAATCCCTCTTCGGTCCGAGCCATCGGTCGTCGAAAATCAAATAAATTATACTCTTAAAAAACATACACCTCATATTCGTCAGAGACTGAATTATCTAAGAGAGATTCCTCAACCCGTACAAAAAACGAAAGAATGGTATGAATTCCGACATAGCCTCATGACAGCGAGTAATCTCTATAAAATATTCGGATCCGACTCCCTGATAAACACTCTTATATACGAAAAATGTAAACCATTTACTGTCCAAGACGATCGATCGAGTGGATATACAAATACGTCTTCGCCTATGCATTGGGGGACGAAATATGAGGCACTTACGGTAGCGCTATATGAATTTAAAAATCGAACAAAGATCGAAGAATTTGGATGTATTCCACATTCGACCTATCCATTCATAGGGGCATCCCCCGATGGTATTAATTGCGACCCGGCATCACCCCTCTATGGCCGTATGGTAGAAATCAAAAATATTGTCAATCGCGATATTGATGGTATTCCTAGCGAAGCGTATTGGACACAGATGCAGATCCAGATGGAGACATGCGATCTCGATGAATGCGATTTCGTAGAAACCCGATTTAAAGAATATGGATCGGAAGAAGAATTCTGGTTTGATACCAGTAAGGGGCAGGTTGAAAAAGGCATTGTCCTCTATTTTATAAGACGCGATTGCAGTCCCGTACCCCCCCTGTATAAATTCAGTCCACTGAGTCTTGTTTTAGAAAAGGAAGATAGTAAACAGATTGTTTTAGAATGGATTGAAAAAGCAAAACAAGAAGTCGATGAAGAATGGATTTTATTTGAGATTAATTATTGGTATCTCGATGAATATTCATGCGTATTAGTAAAGAGAAATAAGAAATGGTTTGAAGCGGCTGTCCCACATATAGAGAATCTATGGTCCATTATTTTAAAAGAAAGAGTCGAAGGATATGAACATAGGGCCCCGAAAAAAAAGGTGAAGAAATCAGAAGAAAAAGAAGAAACATCTGATGAAAAGGATGAAAAAGAAGAATCGGAGGATTCAAAAATCGTTACTATTGTCCAAAACACACCTATTTCATTAGTGAAATTAGGATAAAAAAAATTTGAAAGTGTAAAATCCGCAAAAAATAAATAATATAAATGTTTTTTCATTTATATTATAATGAATTCTACCGAAAATATTATCCAATGCCCCCATTGTCAACAATATATTATTATTTTTGAATTAAATTGTAAGATTTTCCGCCATGGAACTATGAAAACGACAGGTGAACAAATCCCACCCCATTCTCCAAAAGAAGATTGTGATCGTTTTTTTGAATCGGGACAAATCTACGGATGTGGGAAACCCTTCCGAATAGTTGTTTTAGAAAAAGAAGAAGACAAAGATAAAAAAAATCAATGGCTTATCGAAAAATGTGAATATATTTGAGAGATTTTATTTTCTAATTCATCGAAAAATTATATTTATTAGATAACTTCTCTCGTTTTTCTTTTGAACATCGATCATATTGATGAACAATATAGGAAATTTCATTATTCCGATTTAATATACGGCCATCCTCATCTAAAATATGTATATCATTTCCAATCGTATTCACTAGATTATCTTCATTCGAGAGAATTTGAATATTTAGATCCAGTTTATTTAAATATAATAAATAATTATGAATTCCTTGGTCTAAATTCATACGTATGTTATTTCTCTCAATAATATCACACATAGTATACACATATTTTTGAATCGCCTCTTTTTTACCGATTGTCGTTCCACAACAAATGATCTTTTTTTCCGAAATAATATCATATACTGGTTCTCTCATAATTTGTTCGACCATTTTTATCCAAGGTGTATTAAATACCTTTTCTTGGGAGATCGTAATACCCTCTTGGAAACCATAGAGGTCGACTTCTGGATCATATGGATAGGTTTCCAAATTTTTCTGAAACAATACATCTCTCGAATCACATACTAAAAAATAATCACAATTAAATTCGAGTTTTTGTAATAATTGTTTCATACAAAAAAAACGATGGCAATTAATATGTGTTCTTTTCTGTAAATTATCTACAATTGGATAAATATTATCATATTTTTGTTTAAGTAATTTAATAATCGGTTTATCTTGCGTATTTATAATTAAATGTATTTTTCCAGAGAATCCAGTATCATTTAAAGATCCAACGAATCTCTCAAATACTTCATATGGATACCCTGAAATATAGGTTATAATATCGATTTTTATTTTTTTGTCTGTTATTGATTCTGTTTTATATAATTCGTTTATTTCGTCTACTTTATTCATTTCCAAAATAATATATCAATATATCATTTTGGAAAATCGCTTTATATTTTTTATATCTTTTATAAAATATCTAAAACATACACTTCCGAAATAATTATATAAAAATCAAATAATATATTTATAAAAAATACTTCTCTCCATATGGATTTTAAAATTCCAAATTACGATACTCTCCATTCATCTATAAAATCGAGATTATCTACATTTTATGAATCGAAAAAAATCCCCCATATTATTTTTCATGGTCCCTCTGGTACTGGTAAGCGAACTCTGGTCGATTGGTTCCTTCATCTTATCTATTCTGATAATAAACCGATTATGAAATCGAATATTATGTTAGTCAATTGTGCCCATGGAAAGGGAATAAAATTTATTCGCGATGATCTTAAATTTTTCGCGAAATCGAATATCCAGTCGAATCAGGGGATTTTATTTAAGACAATTGTACTATTAAATGCGGATTTTCTTACGATGGATGCTCAGAGTGCACTACGCCGTTGTATAGAATTATTTAGTACGAATACACGATTTTTTATTATTGTCGAAAATAAGAATAAATTATTGAATCCGATTCTCTCAAGATTTTGCGAAATATATATCCCTGAAACAGTAGATTCTGAAACGAATAAAATAGTTAATTTACATCGAATATCCAGTTTTCCAAAAGATTATGATTTTATTCATAAAAGAATGAATGAATTATCTATGAAAAGTGAGAGAAAACAAATTACACATATCAATTTATTAAAATTATCGACAGAATTTTACGATAATGGGATCTGTTGTTTAGATATTTTAGAATGGATAAAAATACCAGAAAAATCGGGTCTCTCTGAATACGAAATTAGTAGATCGGTTCTATGTTTTGATAAAGTCCGGCCAGAATATCGTTGCGAGAAATTATTAATGCTTTATATGCTCGATTATATATTTTTACGTTCAGATCGTGATTTAAAAAACATTGGATTTATATAAATGGATGATTTTGTGATTTCGAATTTACAGGAATCGAGAAATGAATGGTGCGCTCGTTTAGTGAGTATTTTCACACCTTTAGTAAGTGAAGGAATACGATCTATTTTTAATGAGGCATGGAAACTATGTCAGGATACAGACGAAATGAATAAATATCTAATGACGTTCCAAAACTTCATCACACGCATCCCCAAATGGAACGCCGCCATCATTGACGTAGAATGCTCCCGCATTATTGAAAAAAGCTGCTGCAAATATTTAGAAGAATTAGTCACTTGCGTGCACATCATTCAATTGAAATTGCTAACTGCTATGCGCAGCGGACAAAAACAAAAAAAGATTGACGTCAACATTCCCAAACTTGCGGACTTTATTCATAAAGCATACATCAATTCCGCGCGAAAACTATACAAAAACGTCTACCTCTTTGAATTGAACATTCAACCTCTACAAACCCAAAAAAACAACAGAGAACTTGAAATCATCGTTCAAGAATGTGTGCTAAATACCGTGCGCGAAAGTATTCCCGTGGAAAGCATTTTGCGCGCATATATGGATGAAAGCGTGGAAGAAAACATTGAAGTGGAAGTAAAAGAACAAATCGTTTACGCTCCTGCTCCTGCTCCTGCTCCTGCAGCCGCACCTCTTCAAGATACCGTGCAAGCACCGGCCCTTGTTCAAGAACTAACCGGTTATGCGCCGTCGGTTGAACAAAATGAGCGCGGGCTCAAATTCAACAATGTAGATATGGCTCGTGATGCTTATAATGTAGATACTGCCATTCCCGCTCCCAAAGATTACGAAACTTTAGAAAATATCAGCAAAATGCGACAAATTGAAC